GTACAGGAACCACTGGGGCGACAAGGTCGAACTAGCACTGCCCAACCAAGTAAGCTATTATGGAAACACGCATACCGGATGGCGGTTAGCTACGTCGGTGGGCGGCCAGTTGATCGGGTGGCGCGCTAATACGATCATACTGGATGACCCCAACAACCCGAAGGGGGAAGAGAGCGCAGTACGGGCCAGCACCAATGTGTGGTTCAGGGAGGTCGTCCCAACCCGTCTCAATAACATGCAAAGGGACAGCATTATTCTCATCCAGCAACGGCTTCACCTTGAAGATTGCGCTGGAACTGCCCTCGGATCTAACGTTCAATGGGTGCATCTCAATGTGCCGATGGAGTTCGAGCCGCGAAGGTATATCAACGGCTACCGTATGGATTCCGATGCGATCGAAACGTTCTACGACGAAGACGTAGACTTCGAGTGCAAGGAGGCGTTCTGGTATGACCCGCGCGAAAACGAAGGCGACCTCGCGTGGCCGGAGAGGTTCGGGCGTCAAGTTGTTGACGATCTCAAGGACATCCTCGGACCAACGATGGTTGCTGCTCAGCTACAGCAGCATCCTATCCCTCGCGGAGGTTCTATTATCAAACAAGATTGGTGGCAGTCTCCACATGAGAACGAGCGGGGGCCATATGCTTATATCCTGGCATCCGTCGACACAGCCTATACGGAAGACAAGCATAACGATCCCTCTGCAATGACGGTATGGGGGTTGAAGTACGATGAGTTCGGCAACCCACAGATCCACCTCCTCGAAGCGTGGCAGGATTGGCTCCAACTTAACGATCTTGTGGAGCGCATTATCGACCAGTGCCAGCGTGACGATCGCGTGGTTGTCGGACCCCGATTCCCCGTTGATACCGTTATTATCGAGTCCAAAGCTAACGGAATGCCGGTCGCCCAGGAGATCGAGCGGATCCTCAGGCAGCGGTGTACGTTCGGCGTCGAGCTGATCGACCCGCGGGGCTATGGCGGCGACAAGGTGCAAAGGCTGGAGGCTTGCGTCCCTACGTTTGCCCGCAAAACCGTCTACGCTCCCGCCAAGGACTGGGCCGACAAGGTTATCCAGCAATGTGCTTCGGTCCCCTATACGACCGACGACCATTTGAGCGATACTGTAGCCCAGGCGATTCGTTGGTTTCGGGATCACGGTTTTGCCCCGACCCGCGAAGAGGCCCACGAGGCCTATAATGAGGAGCGGCGTTACCGCTCCAAGCGGGAGCGCAGCAGCGTTGCTAACGACTATTTCTCATGAAGATCTGCGAAGCGTACGGCAGTATCTGCCGCTATCCGAAACTATGTGCCGCTGACTACTGTCATCGTATGGAATACGACGGCGAACGGGAGATGCCGGCTCCCAAGGATGAAAGAGGGGATGGGGAAATGACGATAGGTGGCAAGAAAACGTAATGTCGGAACGCTGGATTATTCTGACGATCATCCAACCGGCCCGTCGCGCCCCAATCCGTTTGACGGCCCGTCCGAGGTTGACCTTGACAAAAAGCCGAAGAACATTGGACCTGTCAGCATTTCGGATAACGTCATCAAGATCGAGCGGTCGGACGGTTCTGTCACCATCGACCTGGATGCAGATGATGCGGAGAGCGACGCAAATACTTACCGAGCTGGTCTAACAGGCTTTTACCGCAACCTTGCGGACGAGATGGACGAGCTTGATCTACAGGGTATCGTCAATGATACCATAGAGGGGATTGATGCGGATATTGCTTCTAGAAAAGAATGGATGGACATTCGTTCTAAGGGTATCCGCATGCTCGCGCTTAAGATCGAAGAGCCGCAGCAGGGTGCTGACTTCGGCCCAACGGCGGCTCCGCTGGAGGGGCAATCTCGAGTCCGACACAGTTTGCTGTTGGAGGCCACCATTGCGTTTCAAGCCGGTGCACGTGGCGAACTCCTGCCCGCGGGCGGGCCGTGTAAGATCAAGAATATTGGTCCCGCCGCGCCGCCGACGAACGCCCCGGATTCTTCCCAGCCGCTTGATGAGCTTGCGACAGCACTTGAGCAAGATTTCAACTGGTATCTAACCGATACGGCGACCGAATATGTGCCAGATACAGATAGAATGTTTTTCCACGTCGCCTTCGGAGGAGACGGCTTTAAAAAAATATTTCACTGTCCCCTGCGACGTAGACCTGTGTCTGAGTCCGTCGAGGCTGAAGATCTTATCGTCTCAAACGCCGCCACAGATCTTTACAATTGCGGCAGGATCACACACCGTATTAAAATGCGACGTAGTACATTGCGCCGGATGCAACTCACTGGAGCCTACCGAGATATCGATCTCGCTCAGTTGCCAGACGATGAAAAGCTAACCGAGGTCGATCGCGAGAAAGAGCAGATATCAGGCCAGAAAACGACTCAGCAACGTCCTAAGGATAAGGACTACGAGCTGTACGAATGCTACACCGAACTAGATATTCCTAAGTTCGCGCCGAAGTACTTGAGGGATGAAGGCCTCCCCTTACCCTATGTCCTTACTATCGACCTCACGACACGGGAATGTCTGTCGCTGCGTCGCAATTGGCGCAAGAGTGACCGGCAATGCAACATCAAAAAGTGCTTCGTCCAGTATCCCTTTCTGCGTGGTATTGGGTTTTACGGCTTGGGTTTTATCCATCTGCTCGGCAATGCAGTGATGGCGCTGACGGCTGCCTATCGGTTGATGCTTGATGCTGGTATGATGGCTAATTTTCCTGGCATGCTCGCGGACAAGCAGGCCGCGCGCCAGCTCACCAACCAGTTTCGCGTGCCACCTGGAGGCATGGTTCATCTTGAGGTACCGGCGGGTAAGAAGATCCAAGACATCGTCATGGCAATGCCGTTTAAGGAAGTCGGGCCTAGTTTCCCCGCGTTTATCCAGCACCTTGAGGAGCGCACAAAACAGGTTGCTATGGTTAGTAATGCAGCGGTGGGCGAGGGCAAACAAGACGCTCCTGTGGGTACGACGCTGGCCCTATTGGAGCAAGCAACCAAGATCGAATCCAGCGCTTTTAAGCGTCTTCACGACGCCCAGGCCCTTGAGTTCAAGATCATCAAGGAGTTCTTCCGCGAAGATCCGGAAGCTATGTGGCGTCACGCGCAGGGCTCCAACCCCTCTGGCTGGCAGTGGCAGAAACAGCAGTTTGTCGAGGCTCTCGAAAAATACGAGTTGATCCCGGTTGCGGATCCTAATAATCCCACGGCGCTGCATCGCCTCATGAAAGCAATGACTCTGAAAATGTTGGCGATGCAAAACCCGCCGGCCTATAATATGATCGCCGTCGATAAGCGCATAATGGCGATGGCCAACATCGATAGCAACGGCATATTTAATCCACCGCAGCCGCAGGGCGGCCCTGATCCGATCATGGGCATCCTACAAATGCGGATGAAGCTCGAGCAGGCGAAGCTAGACACCAAGCAGCAAGAGCTTCAGCTTAAGGCGGCGATCGCCATCCAGCAGGAGCAGGGCAAGGCGGCCGATCGCGCCTCCAAGGAGCGCATCGAGCATATGAAAGCAGAGTTGGCTGCCGCCCAGGAGCGTGAGAGCCAGATCGGGGAAAGGCTGAAGATGAATGCTGAGATGCTTCAGAACCTGCATCAGGGATATATGGACCACACTAAGATGGGCCATGAACGGCACATGTCCGAACGAGAGCATGGACACAATGTTCAGATGGACCATATGCAACACGCTCACCAGCAGCAAATGGACGAGCGATCCGCTCAACGCGAAGATCAAATGGCGTCGCACCAGCAGCAGATGAACGAGCGCCAGGCCAACAGCCAGGATCAAATGAACGCCCACCAGCGCGGCCAGGATATGTTCAATGCTGACCATACCATGCGCGACTGGGCGCAAAAGGCCGGCATGGAGGCCTTTAATGCCGGCGAGAAGCAGAAGCAGCAGAAGTTCGACAACAGGCTGCGGCAGAGCGAACAGGATAACGCCCAGCAACAGCCGCAATCGAAACCGAAGAAGCGAGGAGGCCGCAGCCGCAATGCCTGATACATGGGAAATGGTGAAGCAGTTACCTGACGGGCCGACGTTCTTGATCGAGGCTTGCCTGGTGGACGAATGCGGCGGCCAGCGCTTAGCTGATGCCTCTCGTCCCCATGTCAGAGTATCGGTTAATGATCAAGCATACGCGCTGCCGTTGTCGATGGCGCGTACTATGGCGCAGCGGATGATGGAGCTGTGCGACATTGCGGAGCGGCTTAATGAGTGATGACGACGTTTTGCACTACTGCTGCAACCAGGATCTAGTCGATATGTTGAACGGTATTATCGATAAGCTTTCCGAGGTCGATAAAATGCCGATCGGCAAGAGCTTCTGGGTTAACGATCTGGCCAAACGCAACGGCAAGGTGGTGTGGTGGTCGGGGTCAGCGTGGGTGGCGCTGTGACCTATACAGTCGGCATTACCTGCGGTATGAACAACGAGCGTGATCTGCTCAATAGGGTATTTGGTGCCTATCCACAGGTGAGGGTGTATTCAGGTGATGACCGGCTTAATTTTCCTAGCCTCGTTCCTGCTTCTGTGCGCCTTATGCTTGATATGGGGCTGTGTGGCGGTATTGGTCCTGGTGTCCATGTCGCTGATGCGGTCATTGCGACGACGCTGAGCCATCGCACTGGCGCGGTTCGTAAGCTGACCGGGTCGTTGCAGGACAGGCTACGCAATGCGGCCATTGCCAACCAGATCGCCATCAAGAGCGTGCCGTACTTCTCGTCTGGCCTATTCGGGACGTCGGATACGTTGGAGCAGCGACAGGCGATCTATAACCTGGAGCCAGATAAGCCTGTTGCTATGAGCGACGAGACGCGATTTACCGATGCATTGACGGATAGCCGCGGCATCGAGATGCAAGTGTGTCGGGTGTTATCTGATTCGATCTATGAGGACGCCAATCTGCCGCCGGCCGCCCGCGGGCATATCTTACGGTCTAATGGGGCGGTGGATATCCCGTTTCTGGTGGGCTCATTGCTGCTCAGTCCTTTGCAGATCCCCGCGCTGATGAAATTAAAGAGTGACTTGGATAAGGCCATGGTGGTTCTAGAGCAGTACGCATTGGCGATCCGGTCGGTGATATTGGCGTATTAATGTATTGATGTATTGATGTATACCGAGCTTCGATGTCACATCCCCATGTCTACGTCCCACGGCAATGGGTACGCAATTGCGGTGATAGACTACTCTCAGGAGCATCACTTGCTGTGGGTGGTGGTGCTAGACGATACGGGGGCGATCTGGGCGCTGCCTAACCCGGAAGTTCGGGTACGCCCCAACATCTCCTTAGGAGCGCCAAGACATGGAGGGGTACATCCGTGAGTACGGAGCAGGTGGAGAATGGCATTACGTTCCTGTAAGCACT